CTAATTTATATAGTAGATTTCATTTACGTAATCAATACGTATATGCTGATAGATTTTATGATAACAATAATACTGGATATTACTTAGACCCTGCATCTACATCGTATTTAAATGATGTAAGGGCTAACATTTACTATGAAAGAGAAAACACCGCATACTACTTTGGTAGTTCGCAAGGTGATTTCAGAATGAGAAATGGTAGAATGGGTAGTGTTACCATTGAAAATGGTTCAACTCTTACATCGGTTAATGGAAATGGTAGAATTTATATGGGTGGTAACTTCCATATTGATGCATATAATGGAAACGATATCTATGTAAACTATTATTCTAATAGAAGATTCAGAGTATTCAATGGTTCATCTAATGAATCGTTTAGAGTAGATACTGATAGAATTGTTTACGCATACTCACAACTTCGTACTCCAATTGTTTACGATTATAATGATACTGGATATTATTCAGACCCTAGAAGTACATCTAGATTCAATGAGATGCGTGCAACGTATAGATTACACATTGGTGATGAATCTAATTTATACAATGGTGTAGTTGGTGAAGCTCGTAGACCTGACTTAACTATTAAAGGACAGTATCCTCAGTTAAACTTAATGTCATCTGAGATTAACAATAGTACTCATGGACCTACTCTTAGATTTGTTGCATATGATGGTGCAAACGCATCTTCTGGTAACAAAAAACATTGGGTAATTGGTACTGCTGGTACAAACGCAACCGCATTACACTTTGGATACACTCCAAATAACAATAATCCTCATTATGGAATTGGACAAGGTTGGAGTAGTGGAAACAATGTTTCTATGTTCTGGTTACAAAACGATAGACATGTTTACGCTCAAAATGATGTAAGAGCTGGATTATTCAGAGATAGAAATAATACTGGATATTACGTAGACCCGGCATCTAATTCTGTTTTAAACACAGCAACTTATAATGGTACGATACGACTTAATACTCGTCATGGTACGGTAGCAACTAACTATGGTTATGGTAACTATGGTGTATATAGTGCTTCTAGGTATCAATTATTATGGTCAATGGGTACTTCATACAATTTACCGAATGGTGGTGAAAACACTGGTAACTTATATGGTGTAGCTTGGTCACATCCAAACGCTGGAGGTGCTGCAAGTAACCTAAATGACCACGGTATGTTAATTCTACTGAATGGTACTTTTAAGGCAGCAATATCAAGTAGAGCAGTATTTACAAATGAAGTAAGAGGAACATTATTCAGAGATTATAATAGTAGTGGATATTACTTAGACCCTGCATCAACATCAAACTTAAATGCAGTAAATGCCAACTCTATGAATGTTGGTGGTTCACCGGTTGTAACTGGTACGTCTATTCAAAACTACACTCGTAATGTAGATGATGGTAATTTCTTCAATATTACGGATGATATGAACGCTACTGAAGTTGCTCGTCAAGTTTCTGGTGGAGGTGGAACTTCTAGACTTACTAAAGTGGATGATAACACCGCACCAGCTGCTGGTTGTTTCGAAGTAAACGGACAGTGGTCCCCAACTCATTCGGATTACATCAAAATTGATGCAAACTCCGAATATGTGTTCGAAGTTTGGATAAAATATGTTGCAGGTACTGATAGTAGTTGTGCATTGTATATGGGTGGTTCCGCATATAACGCTTCAAAATCATACTTTGGTAATACAAATAGATATTGGGCAGCATCTTATGTAGAAGTCGATTCTAATACTAGAAACAATGGTTGGTATAAAATAAGTGGTAAAATTGGTGGTATTGGTGGAACGGCATTTACGGCAGGAACTGAATACATCAGACCGTTATTCTTATTTAACTATGCTGGTAATAGTACACATAGAACGAGGTATTGTGGATTAAAACTTTACAAATCGGAAAAGACAGTTAGTAAATTACACTTCCATAGTCAAGGTAGATATGTACACACCGAATCGGATGAATTGTATCCATTCTTACGTGGAGAAGGTAATCAATCTCTAGTAATCCAATCTGGTACAGGTTGGGCTAAAATGGGTTCTAGAAACACATCACATTTACATATGGAAACGGATAGAAGTTCTTGGTACTTCTATAATCGTATTGAAACTCCATCTGATATTAGAGCAGGTTTATTCTACGATAGAAATAATACTGCTTATGTAGCAAATCCCGCTTCTACATCGTACTTTAACGATATGAGGGCAAATATCTTCTATGATAGAAACAATGCTTCATATTATGGACATTTCGATTCTACATCTCGATTTAATAGAGCAGATTTAAACGATACTCGTTCAGATATATTCTACGATAGAAATGACACTGGTTATTATATAAATCCTGCTAGTGTTAACTCTTCTCGATTCGAAGGAGTTAATGATAGAACGAGAGCACAATTAGGAAACGCCGCATCACGTCATAGTAGTGCAGCTACATTCATGCGTAGACCAAACTATACATCTGACCAAAACTATTGGGTAGGTTCAATGGGGTGGGGTACTCAGAATATGAACAACGTATTCAATTGGGGTTCTGGATTTACTGATTCTTGGTCTAATCCAGGTAATCAACCATCTGGTACATCGCATTGGGTAGGTATACAATCACTACACTATACTAATGGTTCAACTCGTTATGGTTGGCAAATGACTGGTGGTCCAATTGATAACCTACGATTCAGAAATCAATGGGGTGGTTCACCAAAAGCTTGGAGAACTATTCCTGTACTTGATATCAATAACGGTAATGGTGGTTCAATGTATGCGGGCAGATATTATGATTCAAATAATACTGGATATTACGCAGACCCTGCATCTACATCTGTATTTAATGCATTAACTGTAAACGGAACATTATCAGCAAATTTACCTTGGAGTAGAGTTACTTCAAAACCTGATGGTTGGTTAAATGCAGGAACTCTAACCAGAAATGCGGCACCAACTGGAATTAAGCCAAGTGGGTTCTATGATTCATATCAAGGTTCTGGAAATCCTACTGGTACTTGGATGTCTTACTATAATGTACGACATACCAACAGCGGCAACAACTACGGTCATCAGGCTGGTATGAGTTTCTATGATGATACCTTTTGGTTTAGAGCGTTTACAAACAATAGTTATAGACAATGGCAATTTGTACTATCATCTAATGGCACTGCACAAACAAAATCAGGTGTATTACAATCCAACTCATCTTTAAGAGCACCGATATTCTACGATAAGGATAATACTGGGTATTATACAAAGCAAAGTGGTGTATCGGAAATGTCAAATATAGCTATTGATAGTTACATCAGACATAGAGGTGATACTAACACATATATGCAGTTCCATGCGGCTGACCAATGGAGAGTTGTAACTGGTGGTACTGAAAGATTTGAGGTGAATAACTCTCAAATCTATATGACTAGAGAATTGAGATGTACACAAGATGTTATCGCATTTTATTCTGATGAAAGATTAAAAGAAAAGACTGGTAAGATTGAATCTCCATTAGATAAGATTTCTCAATTGGATGCATTCTATTATGTAAATAATGATTTAGCAAAATCAGTTGGATATGAAGATGATAAACAACAAATAGGTTTATCAGCTCAGCAAGTTAAAGAAGTAATGCCTGAGGTTGTTCATTCAGCACCATTCGATACTGATTTTGATGAGGATGGTAATATGTTCTCTACATCTGGTGAAGATTACTTAACTCTTAAATACGATAGATTAGTTCCATTATTAGTTGAAGGTATTAAAGAACAAACTGAAATTGTGAAATCTCAACAAAGAGAAATAGATGAATTGAAGGAAATGGTAAAACTTTTACTAAATAAATAAAAAAAACACCTATGACTATAACCAATTTACTCTTTTGAGTTTTTTGGTTATATTTATAGTTGTATTTGGTATAAAATCAAAATAAACTTATTGGAGAAATAAAAATATGGCAGAAAGAATTGTATCACCTGGAGTATTTACGAGAGAAAACGATTTATCGTTCTTGGCTCAAGGTATCGGAGAGATTGGAGCAGCATTTGTAGGACCTTTTAAACAAGGACCAGCATTCGTTCCAACAATTATTAGAACTCAATCAGAATTTGAGGATAAATTTGGTAAACCAGACGGAACTTACTACACAGAATATGCAGTACAAAACTATCTTAGAGAAGCTGGTACTGTAACAGTTGTAAGAGTAATGAGTGAAGGTGGATATACACAAACAACACCTATTGGTTTAGTTGTTAGTGGTTCATTGATTTCATCTATTCATTCAACCAACGCTGGTGATGAAGAAGTTGGATTTGGAGCATTTACTGTAAATAGTGGAACGGCATCTGGTTCGTTTGTGGTTAGTGGAAGTGGTATCGGAAACGTATCATCATCATTAAAACCATCAGACACTAATGATGTTAGTGATGTATTTGGTGAATCACCATTTGGTTCAAAGGATGGATATGTATATTCTTACTTTGAGAATGTAGCAACATCAGCTGATTATTCAGGTGGAGTATCTGCGGTAGTATTACCATCGCAAGTATTTGGAGGCGCTTCGGCAGCATCTACACCATTTGTAAAATCACAATTGATTTCTGGTGTAAGAAGTGAATTATTTAAGTTCCATACGTTGGGTTATGGTACTAATGAAAATAAAAGATTTAAAGTATCTATCTCAAACGTAAAAGCAGCCGGAGAAGATGGTGGAACTGATTACTCATCGTTCTCAGTAACTATTAGAGGATTCGCTGATACTGATAAGAGAAAAGTTGTATTAGAATCATTTAATAACGTAAACTTAGACCCAGCATCACCTAATTTCATCGCAAGAAGAATTGGTGATATGTATAGAACAATTGATTCTAATGGTAAGGTTACCGATAATGGTGATTGGTTAAATAACTCTAAATACCTAAGAGTGGAAGTTAAAGCAGAAGGTTCATACCCTGTTTCAGCTGCACCTTTCGGACATGGAGCTTATTCTAACCCTATTAAAGCTACGGATGCAACTATTATACCTGCAGCTGTTTACCAAACAAACTCATCAGATAATACTGCTGGTTCATCAGCAAAATATGCTGGTTTCGATTTCGAAACAATTGGTGTAAAAGGAGATAACGCTCATTATTTGAACGCAATCCCAACAACATCTGGAGTTGGTAACAACGTAGATTTCGGATTTGATTCTCAACTATCTTATGTAATGAGTGGTTCAGATTCTTCTGATATGGTTAAGAGACAGTTTACTTTAGGATTCCAAGAAGGTTTTGATGGAAAATCTCCATCTATTCCAAATAACTTAGGAGCAGATATAAATGGAGCTAACACTCAAGGGTTTGATTGTTCAACTTCAGTATCAGCTGGTTCGGTAGGATACATTAAAGCATTGAACGCAATTTCAAATGTGGATGAGTATGATATCAATATGTTGGTAACACCAGGTATTGTTAGAAAATTCCACCCATCAGTAACTACAAAAGCAATTGATGTTTGTGAAGCTCGTTCTGATGCATTTTACATCGCTGATTTCAACGGAGTTAGTGATACTATAAGTGAAGCAACTACTCAATCATCGGCAGTAGATACAAACTACGCAGCATCTTATTACCCTTGGGTTAAGACTGTTGATAGTAATACTAACAAACTAATTTCAGTTCCACCATCAGTATTGATGCCGGCTGTATTCGCAGCGAATGACGCTATCGGAGCAGAATGGTTCGCACCTGCTGGTTTGAATAGAGGTGGTATTGTTGGGGCAGTTAGTGTATTGAATAGATTAACACACTCTGAAAGAGATACTTTATATGAAAACAAAGTAAATCCAATCGCTTCTTTCCCTGGGCAAGGTATTGTAGCATTTGGACAGAAAACGTTGCAAGATAAAGCATCGGCATTGGATAGAATCAACGTAAGAAGATTACTAATCACTGTTAAGAAGTTTGTGGCATCTACATCTCGATTCTTAGTATTTGAACAAAATACGGCTCAGACAAGAGGTAGATTCATAAATACTGTACAACCTTACTTAGAAGCAATTCAACAAAGACAAGGGTTATACGCATTTAAAGTAGTAATGGATGAATCTAATAACGGCGCTGATGTTGTTGATAGAAACATACTTGCTGGACAAATATTCTTACAACCGGCTAAGACCGCTGAATTCATTGTAATAGATTTCAACATCTTACCAACTGGAGCAGCTTTTTCAGCATAAACTAAAAATAATAATTACTAATATTTATTAGTATAAAAGGAGAAAAACAAAAAAATGGCAGAAGTATTAGAATTTAACGAAATGATGTTCACCAACTTCGAACCGAAGATGAAGAACCGATTTATAATGGAGATTGATGGAATTCAATCTTACCTTATAAAAACTGCGGCAAGACCTTCAATCAACTTCGAAACTGTGAAACTAGACCATATCAATACTTACCGCAAATTGCAAGGTAAGGGAGAGTGGCAAGATATAACAATCTCACTATATGACCCAATTGTACCTTCAGGTGCACAGCAGGTTATGGAATGGGTACGTTTAGGATATGAATCTTTAACTGGTAGAAAAGGTTACGCCGATTTCTACAAAAAGGATATTGATTTTTATATGTTAGGACCTGTTGGTGATAAGATAGAGCAGTGGAAGTTAAAAGGAGCATTTATTACTTCGGCAAACTTCAATGATTTAGATTTCTCTTCTAATGATGCAGCTGATATCGAATTAACGTTATCTTATGATTACGCGATTTTAGAATTCTAAAATATAACACATATTTTATATAATAGAAAGGTTCCCTTGATTGGGAACCTTTTTTTTATTCTTTTTTAACTTTTATATATTTATATACGAACAAATAAAGGTTAAATATGACAAAGCATGACTTTCCAACTGAAGTGATTAGTTTACCATCTGAAGGTAAATGTTATCCTTCTACAAATCCACTTTCTTCCGGTCAAATTGAAATAAAATATATGACAGCAAGGGAAGAAGAAATACTAACATCGCAAAACTTAATCAAAAAAGGTGTAGTTTTAGATAAATTATTTGAAGCTATTATAGTTGATAAGGGTGTTAATCCAGACGATATCATATTGGGTGATAAGAACGCTATTATGTTAGCAACTCGATTATTGGGATATGGTAAGGAATATACTGTTGAGATGTTAGATTCCGAAGAAACCAAACATAAGGTTGTAGTTGATTTATCAACAGTACAAACAAAGGAGATTGATATAACAACTTTAAACCCAGAAAATACGTACAAATTCACAACACCATTTGGTAAAAATGAACTTGAGTTCAAATACCTAACACATGGTGATGAAAAGGCAGTTGATATTGATGTAAAGGCATTAGCTAAGTTTAATAAAGGTGGCACTTCATCAGAATTAACAACTCGATATAGATATATGATTAAATCAGTAGATGGTGAATCGGATACTAAATCAATAGTTCATTTTATAAACAATAAGTTTTTAGCTAGAGATACAAGAGCATTTAGAGATTTCGTAAAGGCAAATCAACCTGATATGAAAATGGAGTTTAACTATATAGACCCAGAATCGGGAGAAGAGGAGGTACGCTCGATTCCTATGGGCGTAGGGTTTTTTTGGCCTTCCGAGTAACTATTCTAAGTTATTGCACACACAAATTTTTGAATTATGTTACTATGGTAATGGATTCATTCAATCGGATGTGTATAGATTACCGGTCCACCTACGAAACTTCTACTATAAAAGTTTGTTAGATACAAAGAAAAAAGAGAAGGAATCGCAAGAGAAATCAGAAAGACAATCAAAAGTGAAGGTTAGAAAATAATCTTCACTTTTTTTATATCTAATATTTATAAGAGTACAAATAGAAACATTTATGAAAATAACAGAAAATCAAAAGAAACGATTAGTTTCAGCTGTTGCCAAACAACATAATATGAATGAAGGAATTGTAAGTACACTTCTAAAGTATGTATTGGCAAAAAAGCTTATGAGGGACCCTGATATTAAACGAATAGCTAAAAACTTAGATAAAGTAACTAAGGATGCTAGAGCTAAGTTTGATGATATGGAGGCTAAGGGTGAAGTAAAACGAACACCTGAATTAATTGCATTGAGAAAATCATTGGGTATAGAATAATAACTACAAATGGCCGATAACTTAGATAAAAACGCAGCTAAACAAAGGGAATCTATTAGATTAGAGAAAGAATACCAGGAAGCACTAAAGATGTCATCATCTTTATCTAATCAAATTACCAGTGCGTTAAGTTCCCAAGTCGATTTTAGAACTAAGTTAGGTAAAAAAGTTAAGGAGTATTATAAGGATTTGGAATCCAATATTTCTAATTTGGAATCATCGGACGATATTGCAAAGGAACTTTTAAGAATAGAAGAAGAAAAGGCTAAGGTTAGTAAAAACTACTTTGGTACAAATGAAAAGGTTGGTAAGCAAAAATTACAAGCATTAAGTATAACCGAAGAAAGTTTAAAAGTTGAACAAGGTAGGGTAGGTGCAATTGAAGAAGTTGCTAAACGAACTGAAGCATTTACTGATTCTTTAGGAAGTGGTTTAGATAGTGCTTTATCTGGATTTGATGCAATACCTGGTATAGGTAGTTCATTAAAAAATATGGCACAGGGCCCAATTAACGGATTAAAGAGTAGTTTCAAAGAAGTTGGTAAATCATTTACAACCAACTTCGCTACAAATTTAAGAGGTGGAGCTGGTATGATGAAATCTCTACAAATGGCCGGTGGTATCGCTGGTAAGGGTTTAATTGCTGCATTAACCGGACCACAAGCTATTATAGCTCTTATAGTTGCCGGAATTGCAGTAGGTATAGCTAGATTTGTGGCAATAGAAGCAGCAGCTAAAAAGTTTAGAGAGGAAACTGGTTTATTAAATTCCCAAATGGGTAATTTAAAGAAGGATATAAATAGTGTATCTACATCTATGGCAGATTTGGGTGTAGATGCATCCGATGTTGCTGGAGCGGCAGCAGCTTTCTCCAATGAAATGAAGGGAACTTCTATGGCTAGTAAAGGTGTACTAACATCAATGGTTGCTATGGAAAAGAGTTTTGGGGTATCTGCCGCAACTCAAGCAAAAGTAAATAATACATTCCAATTAATGTCTGGGGCATCTGATACAACTGCCCAAAAAATGATTCAAACCACTATTGCAGCTGCAGAATTAGCTGGAGTAGCACCAGCAGCAGTTATGCAAGATATTGCAGAAAATGCTGAAGCTGGATTGATGCACTTTAGGGGTTCTACGAAAGCATTAGCAAACGCAGCAATTGAGGCTAGGAGAATGGGTACATCTATTGGAGAAACTACTAAAGTAGCCGAAGGTTTATTAGATTTTGAATCATCAATTACAAAAGAATTGGAATTGGGTGCTATGTTGGGTACTCGTGTTAACTTCAATAAGGCAAGAGCGTTAGCATTTGAAGGTAAGACTGTTGAAGCTCAAAAAGCTGTAAACGCAGAAGTAAGTAAGTTAGGTGATATCAACAAAATGAATATGTATCAGAAGCAGGCCTTAATGGGTGCAACTAATATGGATTTAAAGAGTTTGATTAAACAACAATCAATAGCTAAAAAATTCAAAGGTATCGATGGAGACCGATTAGCAGCAGTAAATTCATTATTGGATGCTGGGATGTCAATCGAAGCTATAAGTGATAAGGCACTTGAAAACGAAGCTAAGAAATTGGGTGCACAAAAGGCAATGCAATCTGAAACTGATAAGATGGGAAATACATTTAGTGCTCTTGGGACAGCTGTATCAGATATGTTCATGCCACTTGGTACATTCTTAATGCCATTACTTAGCGATGTATTTGAAATGGTTAATAATGTTTTACTACCGGTATTTAGTATGATAGGAACTGTGCTTAGAATTGCATTTGGAGTATTATCAGCAGTACTAAGACCTGTATTTGCTCTAATAAAAACATTAGCAGCTGCATTAATGGAACCATTCAGAGCTATTAGTGAGGCAATTAGACCAATTGGTGATAAATTTGAAGAAATAGGTCCAAGAATATTAAAAGCTATGGCACCTGTATTATCATTCATAAAAGTATTAGGTAAAGTAATTGGTGAAATAGTTGGGTTTGTGGTTGGTGGTCTTGTAGATGGGTTTATATTCGCATTTGATATAATATTTAGTATATTTGAAGGCGCCTACAATTTTGTAGATACCTATTTAATATCACCACTTATGAGTATGATTGATATGATTCAAACGGGAATTGATGCATTAGCATCTTTAAATCCATTTGGTAGTAGTGATGATGAACTTGTAAGTGAAGCTAGCCAACTACAATCAGGTGGAAGTATAGATGATGGTATTGTACAAGATGGTAAGATTATATCAACACATCCAGAAGATACGTTAATAGCAACAAAAACTCCAGAAAGCTTATTTAATGAATCAACGGGTGGTGGTGTTTCTAACGTTGTAGGTGGTATTGGTGAAATGATGGGTGGTCTTTTTGGTGGTGATAGTGGTGATTCGCAAATTGGTACTAAATTGGATGAACTAATCATTGTGATGAAAGCTAACAAAGATTTTTATATAGATGGTAAGAAAGTAACAGCATCCGTTTCAAGCACTGTTGATAAGATAGGTTCTAACTCATACGCAATAGTTTAAGATTATGCCAACATTACAAGAATTATTTAAAACTAAACAATTACCATCTCAGAATGGTAAGACTGCCGAAGAGGCTTATGATATCCAAAATTCAAAGGATATCCGTATTTCATCGTCTGACCCCTTAGTAAATAATACTGGATTTGCGGCAGCAAGATTGTTAAGAAAAGGATTAGGTGTAAGAGGGAGTGAAACTCTCTTAGAAGAAGAGGTAGTAGGTGTAAGAATCATACGAGGATTATCAATCCCAGTTATATATGGTTCGGATTTACCAAGACTCCTACTTAGAACTACTCCATTATTAGATGCAATGAAATCTAATGCAGGTGGTACTGAAGGTGATGGTGGATTAATTGGTGGAGCAATCTCAGGAGCAACCGCAGCAGTTAGTAAATTTTTAGGATTACCACAAACTATAATACCAACCAGAGTACATAAATACGAAAAAGTTGGAGGCTTAGAGAAATTTAATAGAAAGGGTGAAACTCAAAATATAATGGTTGAGTTGGCTAAGATTAAACAATCTGGTGAAGGTTCTCTATTAGGTAAATTCTTAAAAGATGGTGGTGGTGGAAACCTTAAAACTATTGGTAAGCAAGCAGTTGGTGGAGCAATCAATTTATTAAAAGATAAAATAAGAGGTAAATTATTTGGAGACCGTTCAAAGACTGGATTCAACACAGCTGGCTCAAATAAAGATGGTTCAAATACAAGTGTAAACTATGGTAGTTATGATAATGAACTTGGTGTAACTATTAAGACCAACAAAGAAACTGGTGTAAGAGATGTAGGTGGTTTGATGTATTCAAAAACATTTAACCTAACCTTCAGAGATGATGATGAGCCTGGTAAATTAAACTTCATAGATTCAACTGATGAAGGTGAAGGTGGATTAGCAGCTAAAACCCCACAAGTAGTAAAACGTAGATTACAGGTACCCTCTATAATGGGTTTACCAGCCGATGAATATGACCTACCATTATATAGTACGTTGTATAACACAATTGTAAGAAAAACGATTGAGGATGCTGCAAATGAAGATGGTACCCTTAAAGAAACTGAAAAAGTTGGGTTTAAATCAATCGATGAGGCAATTGATGAGGGTGAAGAAAATAGTGCTATTTTTGGTGAAAACGGAACACAAAAGTTTACTGATAAGTTAGAATTAACAATTGAACGAAATCGATTATCACCTGAAATTGATAAAGAAGGTAAATCATTAGTTAGTAAATACAAAATTGATACTAAATCAGATGGTGTTAATCAATTAGCAGTTGGTAGTGAAGATGATGCTTTAGATGTAGCACCCTTAAAATTTAAATCAATCGCTGGTGGAAAGACTGTTCAATTTAGACCAACCATAAGTGGATTAAGTGAAACCTTATCTCCATCTTGGGATAGTAATAAATTTGTGGGTAACCCATTTAGTTATCATACATACAGTGGTATTGAACGAAGTATTAGTTTTAACTTTAAAGTGTTTTCTTTAAATTTAGATGAGCATAAAATAGCATGGGATAAATTAAACTTTCTAACAGGATTAGTTTACCCACAATACTATTTTGATAATTCAGCAGTAGCACCACCATTTATTCAATTTACATTGGGTGATTTATATAAAAATAAATATTCATTTATAGATTCATTATCATACACATTTGATGATAGTACTCCTTGGGAAATTGATGAGAAGAATTTTAGATTACCTATGGTTATAGATGTAGCAGTAGGATTGAAATTTTTAGAAAGTAGAGGAAATACTTCTGGTAAGAAATTCTATTCATTTGACGTAACAACATAAATATAATGGCGAGTAGATATAAAAATAATGAAATAAAAAACACTAATGATGGTAGGAGAGTATATCGTTCTAAGATATATCCTCAGATACCATTAAGAGATGATGATAAATATGTAGCTAGTGAAACTGGTGATAGATTAGATACACTTGCTTATCAGTATTATGATGATGCATCACTTTGGTGGATTATTGCATCTGCAAATAACATACACAATGCACCATTTGGATTAACCGATGGTACAATTCTAAGAATACCACAAAACTATATACAAATATTATCAAACTTCAACCAATAAGTTATGTCAGATTTTCCAAATTTTACTCAAGTCCCGCCGCATGTAAATGCTCGTATTTCGGAAAGAATTGGAAACCCTAAGAAAGTTTCCAGTTTAAATTCTTGGATAAGAGTATCATCAGCTAATGGAACGGGTTTAATGTTATATTCAAATCCAAATATATCTACATTCAAAAAAGCTGGTGACAATAATATGGCATCAATCTATGGTAATGGTAAGGTATCTGGTATATTGGGTACCGATTGGTCTGGTGGAGCTGTTTATGCAAATGAGGGACAGGGATTCAAACCATCGCCAATTATTTCATCAATAGAAGTTGATGAAGGAGCTGGTGATTTATCAAGAAAGGCAAGCTTTTCCATAACTGCATTTACAAAAGAGCAGATGGAAAAATTATTAGAATATTTTCTTGAGCCCGGATATACTGTATTTTTAGAATGGGGATGGAATACTGCAAATTCAGTAAGTGGTTGGGAAAGTAGCTTGTCTGGTCCAAGTGTTGCTAAATTTCAATCATTTAAAGAAGTAAATAAACGAAGAGCTGCTACTGGTGGTGAATATGATAATTATTTAGGATTTATTACTGGTGGAGGACTTTCACAAGATGGTGATAAATGGACAATAAGTGTACAACTTACTGGATTTACTGAATTGCCAGGTTATATGATGTCAACTGAAAATGCAGAAGATGAGATAACTATCGATGGTAAATCAGACCCTAAGATTGACCCGGCTGACCCTTTCGGAGCTAATTTAATCGAAAACGCTGGTAAAGCTGGTGAATTAGGTAAGGAACGTTTTATGCGAATGTTCAATGCTCTACCTGATAGTAGAAAAACACCAAGAGTACAAGAGTTAATAACAACATTATCTAACATTGAAAATTTTATTAATTGGGATGAAGATGTTTCGGAACAAATTAATGGAGAAACTGAAGGTGGGTTTTGGTCTGGTAAATCTAAGAAAGATGTAGGTGGGACTGCGGTAGAGTTACCGAAAGGAACCCAATTAATATCAGAAAACAAATTTATAAAATTTGGTGCAATGATGGAGATTGTGTTTGCAATTGGTTGCAATGGATTTAAATTATCAAATAAAAAAACTGTAAATTTCAGAGTAAATACATCAAGCACATATTGTATGGCATTTGACCATATGTATAGTTTAGACCCTACTATATTATACATACCAAATCCAAATACACCTAAATTTAAAGTAGGAAAAGATAAAGTTGGATTAGATATAACCGATGTAAGTGATAATAGTAAAGGATTAAATGGAATTAAATTTCCAAATCAAGATCCATTAGAAGTAACTACTAAAGGTGGTGCTCAAATTAAACAGGCAGGTAAATTTTGGGGCAAGTTAGATGACTTATATGTTAATTTTGACTTTGTTAAAGGAATTTTAGAAACAAAAAACAATACAACAAAGGATGCACTTTATCAAATACTTAATGGTATGTCATCTGCGGTAAACGGATTATGGGATTTTCAAATAGTAGAAAAGGAATCTGAATTAGATGAAGGTGTAACCGAACTAACAGTTATAGATTTAAATTTCGTATCATCAGCACCTGGTGCAATTAACCTTACTATGAATACTCAAGGTGAACAATCTATACTAATCGATTCATCATTAGATTTAGGAATTTCATCTGCAAAGATGAACTCAATAATTGGACAACGATTAAGTACAAGTTTAAATGGGAATGGTAAAGCAGTTCCATCTACATTATTTTCTGGAAACAAAGACATGGTGTTGAATCAAATGGATAAAAAAACTGATGCACAAAAACAACTAACAGCAGCAGCAGCTGATGCAGCTGATGCTAAAAAGCAAGAAGCATTGGATGTTTTATTAGGTAAGTTATTCTTATACCCGCTTGTAACATTCAAAGAAGCATCTGAGGTAAAGGATAAAGACTTATATGATATATGTTATATAGGTGCATATAAGGATGTTGAGACATTTGCAAAGATAAAGAAAAAGGAATTGGGTGAGATAGTTGGTTCTGGTGCATTAATGCCAATTAACTTTTCATTTAAAATACATGGTATTAGTGGTATAAAGAGAGGGGATATGTTTAGAGTGAATGGATTACCCTCTATGTATGAAAAAGTGGGTTCATTTTTCCAAACACTTTCTGTAAAGCATGTTATTGATGGTATGCAATGGACAACTGAAATAACTGGAGGATTTAGACCTAAAAATTAAATATAAGGTTTTGTGATTATGACAAATAACGATAATTATAATAATATTAAGAAATTACCAAATGGTTTGGAAAAGTTAAAAATATTAACTTATATCCCTAAGCCAACAAAAGGTGATTATTTAACTGGTTACATAACTCGATTTTTTATACAAAAGGTAAATGATAAAAGTTCACCTATATATGAGATTAAAGCAAGTTATGCATCTAATATAGAATCCAAAGTTTATTATGCGTTAACATCATTGGATTGGAGATTAAATGGAACACCCGAACAAATTAAGAAATCAAACGCAGCATCGGTGAAGTTAGCATCAGCTGATATTCCTAAGATTGGCTTATATTTACCAAACCTATTACAATTTCATAAGAAATAATTTTGTAATTCAATATATTTTTTGTATATTTGGTATCAAACTAACAAATAGATGAAAGTTACCATAGTAGTAAGAACATTCAAAAGAGCAGAATTCTTAAAACAAGCATTATCTTCAATCCAATTACAAACGTATAAAGATTGGGAAGTTATTTTGTTTGATGATAGTGGTTCGACTGAAAATCTTAACATCTATAATACTTTCAAAGCTTACAATCCCACTAAACGTATAGTTTACATCACATCAGCAACTCCTTATGATATGTTTAAGGATTCTTGGACTATTTCACCTAAGTTATCAAAGGGAGAATTGATAGTAAGGCTAGATGATGATGATTTATTGACTGAAACCTCAATTGAATTTATTGTTAGTACCTATATAAAGAACCCATCATTGGATTTTAGTTATGGTTCGGCTACATTCTTTGAAAATGATGAACTACGAAGTAAGATAACCACACAAACACCAATAGAGGCACCAAAGACAGTTGATATATGGGAAGGTTACTTACATGAACACCCATATAACATACCTTGGAGGTTTAAGCACAATCATTTTGATGAACCACAGCATCATAGTTCAATAATTCATTGTTCTAAGGCTAATCATATGTGCGTATATCATACATACGTAATGCGAGTATCATCTATATTGAAGGTTATTGATAAAGTGGAGGTAACATCCAACTTTGTTGATGATTTGGAAGCAATGGGTATAATGGATTATTTGGGATTATCACATACTTCCATAAAAAAGACATTAACTTACGCTAGAATCCATAATAATGGTAGAGTTACTGATAGTAAAGGAAATGGTGAAGATACGTTATGGAACAACATACTCAGAATCAGAGATGATGTAGAAAATTATAGAACTAAAGGATTTCAATCTAATATTTACCCTAACTCAATAGAGGGTGATGAGAATGATGAAATAACGGATTATCAAAGACAGAGATTTAGTGAATATCTAAGTAAAATAAAAAATAATTCAAAAACATTGGGATAATCCAATTATTATTCGTATATTTGTAGGATGGTAATAGTTGAATCGCAAAGTGAAGTAAATGAGTTCCTGCAAATGTGGGAAACAACTCCATCTACAATAATTCCGATTTGGAATGATTTGGATAAGCATCCTATGAATAATGAGTTATCATTTCTATTCATTAGGTTGGGAAATACTGACTTTATCCTTATATACAACCATATTGATGGTAAATCCCAACAAATAGACCTTTCAACCTCTACACAACCAAAATGGGTATTGAATAAGAAGGGTTTACTACAAATGGATACCAACATCCAAAACTTATTTGATATATCTACACATACCTTCTTTGAGGAGAGTAAATTATTAGAATTAAAAAACGAAGAGAAGCAATTCATCAACCATTATAGTAGAATGGGTATACGAGATAATTTAGGTAAGATAGCACCTTTAATGAAATGGGGTGAACACCTTAAATCATTTGTAGACTCTCTTACATTACCTACTCCAACTCCTTCTTGGATGAATAACGATGTGATTCCCCTTCTCTCAGATATAGAACGTTTTGGGGTTCGGGTCGATGAGAAAAAATTTATTGATAGATGGCCTCAAGCTACTAAACACTTAAAAGATACAACCCTTTATACCGAATACAACCCATACACCATTACATCCCGTCCATCCAACCGATACGGAGGTATTAACTTTTCGGCGTTGAACAAAAAGGATGGTACGAGAGATGTGTTTGTACCAAAAGAGAATAGTATCTTTCTACAAATGGATTATGATGCATATCACCCAAGAATCATTGGTAAGTTGATTGATTACGAATTACCGAAAACTTCCGTTCACCAATGGTTGGCAGACCAATATGGAGTTCCATACGATGAATCAAAGGGAATTACCTTTCAATTACTATATGGTGGTATACCTGAGGAGTTTGATGAAATACCTTATTATAAGGGTGTTAGAGAGTTTATTGAGAAATTATGGAGTAAGAGTAGTGAAGTGGGTTATCTTCAAACACAACATAGGAGAATCCCTCTGAGTAGTATAGAAGGAGTGAATCCGCAGAAGTTATTTAATTATTTACTACAAGCGACTGAAACTGAGTTGAATATGGGTATAATGAAGAAAGTTGTTGAGTTTATTAAACAAACAAAAATTGAGCTTACTCTTTATACTTATGATTCATTTTTATTTAGTTATCCATTAGATACTCCTAAAGAAGATGCAAAAAAATTAAAAGAAATTATAGAATCCTTTGGATTTCCTATTAAAGCTGATTGGGGAACCGATTATGGAAAACTTTAATATTTATAAGATATAGGGATTGAAAACACCACATTATGAATAAAAATGAATTTATTGACGAGTTATTATCAGAGTTATCTTATCGTTCAGATGAGGGATATCCTATATTAACTAAGTCTACGCATATAACTCTAATATCTGAAATATTGGATGAATGGGATATGAGTGGAATAAAAAATATACTAATTGAGAATCTTATTGAAGCTGATAAAAATCCAGATGATGATAAATATTCAGGTATTGGTGGTAATCCTTCTAGATATGTAAAAAAATCCGATTACGCAAAGTGGCAACAAAACCCAGACGAATTTACAGGTGATAAATTTGATAAATCTGATAATGGTAAGTATTCGCAAGTAGAAGATGATGGTACTAAGCAAGAACCTGAAGTAGAAAAAAAATCAACTACATATGATGCATCAACTCCAGATGGACTAGCTTATATAAAATCATTAGGACCAAACGATGCTGCATATAAAGCGGCAGTTAAGGCTGGTCATATAACGGATGATGGTGAAGAAGTTAAAACATCAAAAGTTATAAAATCTCCAAACGTAACAGATAAGGTTTATGGTAAGGTAGGTGAAGGCGATACTGATGTGAAGAACAATATGTTCAAATATGGGTTCAAAGGATACCTAAAAGGAACAGGTTCAAAACCAGCTCCGGGTTCCGCAGGTTCAGCATTTAATGAGATAGCATCAGGTGAGGGGGTTCATATGATAGATGAAAATCCAAATATAACTGAAGAGGAATTAGCTCGTAAGATGTATGAAGAATACAAAGAAACTAAATTAGGTAAAGAGCAAAGTAAATCATCTGGTGTTGGTAAAATACCAAAGGATATCAAAAATGCTAAGTTATGGTCTAAGTGTGTAATATCAGCTCGTTCAGCTAGAACAAAATACAACACAACTCAACAAAGAGTTAAAAATCTTCAAAAAGATGGTAAATTCGGTACTATTGATAAGATAAACACTTACTATGGAGCAGCCGAATCCATAGACGCACAAGTTTTAGCTATCAATGATTCTAACAAAGTTATTTTACCAAATGGTACTGAAGTATCTAAAGAAGATGCTATTAAGTTTGTTAAAGCTGGTGGTGGTGGAATCAATCCATCTGATACTGCTACATTTGTAAACGATAAAAGTGGTAACTTGTTGATTCAATTTCATTCTGATAAAACATCAACTTCTGATATTCAAGACAACTCTACGTTAGCTCAAGAAGGAGAAAATTATAAAAACTCTATTGATAATAGTAACTTATCTGATGAAGATAAGGTGGAATCTAAATCTATTGTAGATGGGTATTCAACTAAAATGGTAGCTATCGAAGAAAACTATAACAAACAAGCAGCTATTATTGCTGGTAGATTATCTGAATTACCAGTAGATACCCAAGTAGACATTATAGAAAAGGATACCCAAACCCTAAAACAAAACATTGAGGTAGCTATATTTGGTAAGGATGGTAGCCCTAAAAAACAATTTAAGAAATATCTACCTGTTGATTCTACTACAACTTCGTTATCAATGCAGGAAAAATACGAAGCTATTCGTAGGCTGGTTGCCGATGGTAATGGTAAAACAAATGAAGTTAAGGTAATAACAAAAGTAGGACTTATTTTACAATCAAAAGATTCATCCATTGAAGGTATTGATGTAAAAAAACTTATATCTGATGAAAGAGCAGAAGTTGTAAATTTACAAAGAGAAAGAGTTGATGTACTTAATAAAAAATCGGTAGATGTAGATGGTGTCCCAGTACCATTGGGTAGATTAATGGAAGCTGAAGAAACAATTAGAGGATTTCATTTATCACTTATGGATTATCCACCTAAGAAATATGAAAGTGGAAATCCATCATCTATGGTTGGTTCATCATTGGATGTAAATATGGGTGGTGCTACAGTTAATGGTGAAGTACTTAGGGGGTGTATTGGTGTAAATAGTACAACTGAATTTAAACAAAAGTTTAGATTAAAGGAGTCTGAAGAATTAGTTAAAGATGATGAGGGTAATGTAACTGGAAAAACTGTATTTGTTTACGCTATTGATTCCGATGGAAAAGAAATTGAAATTGGTAAAAAAAGTTATCGTTCAAAAGCTGGTGCAACTGGAAAAACAAATAACACATTCCAATATAGTAAAGGAATGCAAGATTGTTTTAAATCCAAATCTTAAAAAATAATTATACCTATAAAACATCCCTTTGTGTAAGTAGTTTATATTTATATTCAACAAAGGAATTCTCATTATAGAGAAATATAAATATGAAAACACAATTACTGTGTACATTTACAACAAAGGCTGAGTTACAGAAGGTTCTACAAGATATTAGAGAGACTTATGTAATCGTATATAACTACATCTACATCTTGCAAAACAAAGCAGATTTAGATGAATTATACATTACATATAATATCAATACTGAATATAGACCAACCCAACCATTGAGAGATACGATATTGATTCATCGTAAAAAAGAATCAAACTCACTATATACAATTAATGCTTTAAATCAACTTGTAAGAGAGGAGAATGGTGGAGTATTGGATAAATCCTTTATCATTGATTGGCAGAAATTTAGAAACTCAATAATACTTACAAATACAGAGGGTACTAAGAAAATCCAAACTCGTATCTTTGAGGTTATAGAATTTAATCAAAAATAACAGAGTAACAAATGGCAAAATTTACAAGAGAACAAATCGAAGAAACATTAAAAGGTAAAGGTTATAAGTACTTTACAAATGATAAGGGGTATGATGTTAACATTGTTGGTATTAGAAATTCCGATACACATGGTGAGGTAACAAATAAGTTTGATGATACTTTAACAATATCATATAAGGATTCAGATGGTAAGTGGATTTATAATGAATATAAAGCAACAACTGACCCTGGTTCACATTGGGAAAAGAACTTATTGAACAAAGATGGTGTTGCAATTCTAAAACCAGGTCAATATAGAGGTTCACATAAAATTGGATTACACCAAGGTAAGTATGAAGCACTAAGACAACAAAAGCCCGTTAAAGTTTATAGAGATAAAAACAAAGATGGTAAGTATGATATGATTGAAGAGAATGTACAAGAGGGTATATTTGGAATCAACATTCATAAAGCTGGTAAGTTTGAAAATGGTTCAACTCAAATTGATAAATGGTCTGCTGGTTGTCAAGTATTTTCTAAACAATCCGATTTCTATGAATTTATGGAAATATGTAATAAGGCTAAAGATGTATGGGGAAACTCTTTCACATACACATTAATAGAATCTACCGATATCGTATAGATACATAAAAACAAAACAAATTTAAAAAGGGGGAAAGAAATTTCCCTCTTTTGTTGTTTATACCAATTATTTTTTGTATATTTGTTTAACAAATGTAGAAAGATACACATTACACGTCTATTATTAAAAAACTTTCAAAAACATTTGGTAGTATCAATTATTTTTCGTATATTTGTTTAACAAATGGAGAAAGATACCAAAATACTGCCACTCAAAAAGTTTTTCAAATAATGTTTGGTAGTATCAATTATTTTTCGTATATTTGTGAAACAAACCATCAGGAAGTACCTTAAAATGAGGTTTCTTGATATTTATATGTGGTGTAGGAAAGACACCAAAATAAAACCATTAAATAAATAAACACTTAAATTTTTAAAACATGGGACTAGATTTATCCGCAATCAGAGGTAGACTGAACAAACTACAAAACACTGGAAACTCAAAGAGTAATCTTTGGAAACCATCACCTGGTAAACATCAAGTACGTATCGTACCTTACCTATTTAACAAAGAGAATCCTTTCATCGAATTGTATTTTCACTACAACATCAACAACAAAACTTATTTATCTCCATCATCATTTGGAAGACCAGACCCTATTGTAGAGTTTGCTGACAAATTAAAGAGAATGGGTGATAAGGAAGATTGGAAAGCAGCTAAGAAAATGGAACCGAAATTAAGAACTTTCGTACCTGTATTAGTTAGAGGTGAAGAAGGTGAAGGTGTAAAGTTTTGGGGATTTGGTAAAACTGTTTATCAAGAAATCTTAGGTTACATTGCTGACCCTGATTATGGTGATATTACTGAACCAACAACTGGTAGAGATATTACTATTGAGTACACATCAGCAGAAGATGCTGGAACATCTTACCCTGTTACTACTATTAGAGTTAAACCATCAGTATCACCAATCACAAATGATGCGGCTCAGGTTAAACAATTATTAGAAGGACAGACTAATATTACTGATATTTATTCTGAATTATCTTATGATGAATTGAAAAGTGTATTAGAAGGTTGGTTAAATCCATCAGCAGAAGGAGCAAATGATACGGCATCTCAACAAACCTTATCAACTCCAACAGCAGCACCAACACCAACTCCAACAGCAGCACCTGTACAAGCAGCACCTGTTGATAGAAAGAAGTTGGATGATGTTGCTAACGCATTCGATGATTTATTCAACTCATAATACTAAATTTTAATGGCAAAAAAGATAACAAAAGAAGATGATTTGGCAAGTTTACTTGCCGAATCTCTTAACAAAAAAGCAAAAGACCAAAAAGTGGCATTCTTTTTGGATGGTGGGGATTCTCCTACTGATGTATCTGATTGGGTATCCTCTGGAGCATCTATGCTAGACGTTGCCATTTCGAACCGACCTTATGGTGGGTTCCCTGTTGGTAGAATTGCTGAAATTACTGGACTAGAACAATCTGGAAAATCATTAGTATCTGCACACCTTTTGGCTGAAACACAAAAGAAAGGTGGAGTAGCTGTACTAATCGATACTGAAAATGCAGTAAGTAGAGAGTTCTTAGAAGTAATTGGAGTGGATGTATCTAAATTATTATATGTAGCAGCTGAGACAGTAGAACAATGTTTCGAAATCACCGAAACTATTATTGAAAATGTAAGAGTAGCATCGAAAGATAGACTTGTAACAATCGTAGTAGATTCAGTAGCAGCAGCATCAACTGAAAAGGAGATGGATGCAGATTATGGTAAAGATGGATACGCAACCGATAAAGCAATTATCATATCAAAGGCTATGCGTAAGATTACTAACTTAATTGGTAGACAGAAAATCACATTGGTTTTTACAAATCAGTTAAGACAGAAAATGAACGCAATGCCATTCTCTGACCCTTGGACTACTTCAGGTGGTAAAGCTATCGCTTTCCACGCTTCAGTACGTTTAAGATTAAAAGGAATGGGAAGTATCAAAGCCAAAGTAAATGGTGTTGATAGAATCGTAGGTATTAAAGTGAGAGCACAGGTTGTTAAAAACCGAATGGGACCACCACTTAGACACGCTGATTTTGAGGTTATGTTTGATAGAGGAATTGATAACTGCGGTTCGTGGTTGAATATTATGAAAGAAAACAAAATCGTTACGCAAGGTGGAGCTTGGTATAAGTATGTTGATACTGAAACTGGTGAGGAACATAAATTCCAATCCAAAGAATTCCCTGAGTTGTTGAAAAATGACCCTAAATTAGAAGAACAAATTTATAATAAAATTTGTGAAGCTACTATTAGAGAATACAAATCAGCATCAGAGGATATCGATAACTTAGTAGTAGATGACCAAGTTATTGGAGATTAAAAATTAAAAAATAATAAGTTATGAGTAAATTAGCAAATATGTTACGCACATCAGCGGAAGCTGATAAAGCAAAAGCACTCCTTACGTTGGAGTTGTTGGAAAACCATCCTGCCGGAATTGGTGACCATTCTACAAAAGATTTCTATTCAAACGCTGAAGAAGCTCTTCAGATGTTGGTAGATGCAGATGATAGATTGGGAGCAATCCAAAAGTACCTATCTCCACAAAATGTGGGATTGGTTAATGGTAATGGTTATACAACAACAACAACATAATGAAGAAACTCTACAAAGAAATCCTCAACGAAGTAAGTGAGGAACACAAAACGAATCATTTACGAGATAGGAACAGTAGAGTTCTTATTATTGATGGACTAAACACCTTTATCCGTAGCTGGACAACCAACCCTACAATGAATGAGGATGGTGACCATACGGGTGGGGTGATTGGTTCACTCAAATCCATCGGATATCAAATCAGAGAATTTAACCCAACGAGAGTTGTGGTTACATTCGATGGTAAAGATGGTTCTAAATCCAGAAAAGATATTCACGAAGGATATAAGGCTGGTAGAGAAAAGAATCGTTTCAGAGTTAATCGAGCCTATGGTGCTCCATTATCTGAAGAAGATGAAAGATTATCAATGAGGCAACAATTTGTGTGGCTGAATGATATATTGGATTTCCTACCTGTACAAACTATGGTTTATGATGGTATTGAGGCTGATGATACAATTGCATATGTAACCAATCACGTTCAAAATCAATTAGATGGGCAAGTTATAATTGTTTCAACTGATAAAGATTTTCTACAATTGGTTTCAGATAAAGTGACTGTATTCTCACCAACCAAAAAGAAACTATATAATAGACAACTCGTTTTTGATGAGTGGGGTATTTGGCCTGAAAATCTTTTAGTATATCGTACGTTGGATGGAGATAAATCCGATTGTATTCCAGGCATCAGAGGATGTGGTATTAAAACCACTTTAAAGAGGTTTCCTGAACTATCGGAAGATAGGCTAGTAACACATGAGGAATTGTTCCAATTGTGTGAGGAGAAGAAGGGGAAGATAAAACTGTATGATGATATCTTAGGAGCAAAAGAACAACTTTTGATGAATAAGAGATTAATGGAGTTAGATGTACCACATATCCCAACCAATAAGAAATTAAAGATTATGGATAGATTCGCTGAAGATGATATCCAATTCAATAAACTTGATTTCCTTAAAGTTGGTGCTAAATATAAGGTACTTCAAAATTGGAGAGATATAAATGATTGGTTACAATCAACATTTCACAACATTATTACAAAATAGATTAGGTTATATCATAAATATATTGTATATTTGTGATTCAAATCAAAAGTTATAGATGCAAAATATAGATACTCTTTCTAAATACGGACAATCATTTCAAACAAAGGTATTATCTTCGTTGATTACGGATGTTCGTTTGTTAGATACATTAAATGAGATTATACATCCAAAGTTCTTCGAAGCTGAATCCAACAAATGGATTGCTGATGAGATAAAAAACTATTATAATGACTTTAAGAAATCACCTACACTTGATGTATTTAAAGTGGAAGTATCTAAATTAGATGATAAGGGATTTCAGAAAACTGTAATAGAACAATTGAAATTAGTATTTACCAACATTGGTGATTCTGATATGGACTTTGTTAAGAAGGAATTCTCTTCATTTTGTATTAATCAAAACTTAAAACAGGCAATTGTTGAATCAATTGATTTACTTAAAGCTGGAAACTACGATAAAATCAAAGATTTAGTAGATAAGGCAATGAAAGTGGGTATTGATAATGATTTAGGACATGATTATGTTTTAGATTTTGAAGAACGAACTACCGAAATTAATAGAAATTCAGTTCCAACTGGTTGGGATTGTATTGATGAGATAATGGATGGTGGATTGGGACCTGGTGAATTGGGAGTTGCAGTTGCACCTTCTGGTGTTGGTAAGACTTGGGTATTATGTGCATTAGGTGCCGCAGCAGTAAAAGCTGGACTTAATGTGGTACATTATTCCTTAGAACTTTCAGAACATTATGTAGGACAACGTTACGATACTGTTTTTACTCAAATTCCATCATCTGAAGTGAAGGAAAATAAAGAGCAGGTATTTAGTAAGATTAACAAACTTAATGGAAAGTTATTAATTAAATACTACCCACCAAAGGGAGTATCTTCAAAGAAGATTGAAGCCCATATTGAGAAAATGACCGCAGCTGGTAATAAACCTGATTTGGTTATTATCGATTACGCTGATTTACTTCTATCTCACTCAAATAATTCTGATTCTACGTATGGAGAGCAGGGTGGTATTTACATTGAGTTGAGAGGTATGGGTGGTGAATTAGGACTTCCAATATGGACAGCATCTCAAACCAATCGTTCGGCAATTGATTCTGAAGTTATTGAAGCTGATAAGATTGCAGATTCTTACGCTAAAGTAATGAATGCAGATTTTATTATGAGTATTAGTAGGAAAGCAAAAGATAAATTGAATAATACTGCTAGGTTTCACGTAATGAAGAATAGATTTGGACCTGATGGAATAACATTCCCATCTAAAATGGATACCAACACTGGATTCATTGAAGTATTTGATGGTAATTCATCAGATGGAATCATCACTCAGAAGGAATCCGCTAATGGTCAGAACATGGAGCAGCAATTGCTACATAAAAAGTATGTAGAAAACTTCGGATAATAATTACAATCTATAAAATTACCACTAAGGTATTTTAATACCTGATTTGGTGTTGTACATACAATATCAAAAAGTAATTTATAAAAAATACTATCCAAACTGTATTCACTTTTGAATATATAAGATAGTTATATTCACCCAACTCAAATAAGGGTTGGTTAACATTAATAATAATAATAAAAATTAAATTTATGGCAACATCGCAAGAGATTTTCGAACAAATTGAAGAGTTATATACTCAATTCGAAGCAGAACACAATGGAACTACTAAAGCAGCTAAATCAAGAGCTCGTAAACATATTGGGGAAATCAAAAAATTGGTTACCGATTATAGAAAAGTTTCAGTAGAAGAATCAAAATAAGAAAAATTCAAACATGAGCAAATTATTTAAAGAAAGAATTCCTTACAAGCCTTTTGAATATCCCGAATATTACACCGAAGGGTGGTTAAAGCAAGCACAAGCATTTTGGTTACATACCGAAATACCTATGCAGGGTGATGTGAAAGATTGGAATGAACACCTTACAAAAGAAGAAAAAAACTTAGTTGGAAATATTCTTTTGGGGTTTGCTCAAACTGAATGTGCAGTTTCTGATTATTGGACTACTATGGTTACCAATTGGTTTCCAAAGTATGAAATAAAGCAGATGGCAATGATGTTTGGTTCCCAAGAAACAATACATGCTACCGCATATTCATATTTAAATGAAACATTAGGGTTGGATGATTTCTCAGCATTTTTGCATGAACCTGCAATTGCTGAGAAATTCGAACTCTTAACAGAAACCACAAACGAGTGGAAACATACTGATTTAGAAGTAAACGCTGAGGCTAGAAAAGAAGTAGGACGTTCTCTTGCTATCTTCTCAGCATTTAGTGAAGGAGTATCGTTATACTCTTCATTTGCAGTACTTTACTCATTTCAAATGAGAAATCTATTGAAAGGTATAGGACAACAAATGAAATGGAGTATACGGGATGAATCCTTACATTCTAAAATGGGTTGCCAATTGTTTAGAGATATGTGTAGTGAATTTACTACACTAAAAGATGATAGTAAACAATCTATTGAAGAAGCTGCGAGACTTATCGTAGAATTAGAATCAAAATTCATTGATAAAATGTTTGAGATGGGTGAATTAGAAAACCTATCTTCATCAGATTTGAAAGAATTTATCAAAGCTAGAACTAATATAAAATTAGTTGAGTTGGGATATGAGAGTATATTCGAATATGATAAAGATGCAGTTGAACGTTTAGACTGGTTCTATCAACTATCAGGTGGAGTTACACATACCGATTTCTTTGCAGTAAGACCTACTGACTATTCCAAAGCTGGAGAAGGTGAAAATTGGGATGATATGTTTTAGTAAACCCTTGTTAAATTCAATTAAATTTCGTATATTTGTAATATGAAACCATTTACATATTTAAATGAATATTTGAAAACTGATATAGCACCCTCATCAACACATGGAATCGGAACTTTCGCTCTTAGAGACCTAAAAGTTGGTGAGGATGTTTTCATCAGATGGAAAGGTGAAACCAAATCATATATAGTATCTAATGATGAATTTGATACTTTACCGGAATCATCTAAATTTCTTATTTTAAAATCATATGAAAATAGAAATGAATATCCATTTATTTGGTTTAGATTGTTCAAAGATTCGTACTTTAATTTATCGAACCCTTGGGCATACGTTAACACAAAAGAAACTGATGGCAATATTGATTCTGTAACAAAGAAAGTAATAAAACCCATTAAACAAGGTGAAGAACTATTCGGAACCTATAACTTAAAAAATACAATATTAAAATGACATTTGATAAATTAATAGATAATGTGAAGGGTTGGGCTGATGCAAAGGATATCCTTAAATCAGAAAACGCACCTAAGCAATTAATGAAAGTAATGGAAGAGTTGGGTGAAACCGCTGGAGCTATTGCTAAAAATAAAGCAACTGATGAAATTCAAGATGGAATTGGTGATACGTTCGTAACTTTGATAATTTTGGCTTACCAATTAGGATTGGACCCAACTGAATGTTTAGAGCATGCTTGGAACGAAATAAAAGATAGAACAGGTAATACTGTTAATGGAGTATTTGTAAAAGATGAAAATTAATATATAATGGCTAAGAATCACGGAGAATATTTAGGTTGGGAATTAGGAGTAGATTTCCCAGAGTGGGGTAACACCGATATATATGTAAAAACGATATCTAAGGGGTATCTACTTGTTGGTGAAAAACCAAAAGATGCATATTGGAGAGTAGCAACTAAAGTTGCACAACGTTTGAATAAACCTCAAATGGCTAGTAAGTTTTTTGATTATATATGGAAAGGGTGGTTGAATCTAGCTTCACCTGTTCTTTCAAACACTGGAACCGATAGAGGTTTACCTATTTCTTGCTTCGGGATTGATGTAGCTGATTCTATACATGATATTGGTTCTAAAAACTTAGAATTAATGTTATTGGCTAAGCATGGTGGTGGAGTTGGTATTGGTATCAATCAAATCAGACCTGCTGGAGCTAAGATTACTGGTAATGGAACATCGGATGGTGTAATTCCATTCGCTAAAATATACGATTCAACTATACTTGCAACAAATCAAGGTTCAGTAAGAAGGGGAGCAGCATCTGTAAACCTAAACATTGACCATAAAGATTTTGAAGAGTGGTTGGAAATTAGAGAACCTAAAGGAGATGTAAATAGACAATCATTAAATCTACACCAATGTGCAGTAGTGGGTGATAAGTTTATGAGAAAACTTCAAGATGGTGAAGAAGATGCTCGTAGAAAATGGGGTAAATTACTTCAGAAACGTAAAGCAACTGGTGAACCTTATATTATGTACAAAGGGAATGTTAACAAACAAAACCCAGATATGTACAAAGTTAATGGGTTGAAAGTACATATGACGAACATTTGTTCTGAAATTACGTTACACACCGATGAATCACATTCATTTGTATGTTGTTTAAGTTCATTAAATCTATCAAAGTACGATGAGTGGAAAGATACTGACTTAGTATATACTGCAACTTGGTTCTTAGATGGTGTAATGGAAGAGTTTATTCAAAAAGCTAAGAACTTAAAAGGATTTGAAAATTCAATACGTTCAGCAGAAAAGGGTAGAGCATTAGGATTAGGTGTATTGGGATGGCACACCTATTTACAAAAGAATGGTATTCCATTTGAGGGTATGACTGCGCAATTCGAAACTCGTAAGATTTTCTCTCAGTTAAAGATTGAATCTGAAAGAGCTAGTAGAGATATGGCTGTTGAGATGGGAGAACCATTGTGGTGTAGAGATAGTGGGATGAGAAACACTCACCTAAGAGCAATTGCACCAACTGTATCTAACTCTAAATTGAGTGGTGATGTATCAGCTGGTATTGAACCTTGGGCAGCCAACATATTTACTGAACAAACTGCTAAAGGTACATTTATTCGTAGAAACTCTGAGTTGGAAAAGGTACTTCGTAAAGCTGGACTTAATAACAAAGAAACTTGGGATAAGATTATAGCTGATGGTGGTTCAATTCAGGATATCAAAGAGTTGGATGAATATTGTTTCTTAAATAGTAAAGTAGTTAAAGTAGCTGATTTAAATGAAGATGATACCACTAAAACATTTACTATTAAAAGTGTATTTAAAACATTCAAAGAAATAAACCAATTGGATTTAGTTAGACAGGCTGGTATTAGACAACAATACATCGACCAAGGTGTATCATTGAATTTGGCATTTCCTGCAACGGCTACACCAAAGTGGATTAATCAGGTAACTATGGAAGCTTGGAAGCAAGGGGTTAAAACTCTTTACTATATGAGAACCGAATCAGTACTTAGAGGTGATATTGCATCTCAAGCAATGGATCCTGATTGTGCGGCGTGTGATGGATAAGATAATAAATTAATAAACAAAAAATAAACAATTATGATAGAAGTAAAAAAGTTCTTTGGAGAATGGTGCGGCCCTTGTAAGGCATTGGCACCAACAATTACAAAATTAAAAGAACAACATGGGGATGTAACCTTTACGGATTACGATGTTGATAAAGATTTTGAACAAGCACAAAAATATAACGTTCGTAGTATTCCATTAGTTGTTATTGAACACAATGGTAAAGAAATCCATAGATTTTCGGGATTACAATCGGAAATGGCATATAACAACGCAATTAATGAAGTAAAACAAAAAGCTTAAAATGCCAATACTAAGAGGTCAGTCTCATCCATCTTCAAAGTTGACAGATGAGCAGGTTATACAAATAAGAAAGTTATGGAAAATGGGACATAGAAATTGTAGAGTTATGGCTCGCAACAACAAATGTTCTTCAGCCAATATTCTAAGAATTGTTCGAAATGAAACGTGGACACATTTAAATGAATTCTGGTCTGGTAGTGTATGAAAGAAGATAAAACATACTGTGATACATCAAAACTATCCGTTAGATTAATAACTAAATCAGTAGCAAAAGATATCATTGTTAACAACCATTATAGTGGATTGTGGACAAAAGTATCTTACGCTATTGGTTTATTTACTACTGATGTAGAAGAACACCCATTCTTTAGTGGTGTTGAAGATAAGTTAATAGGAGTTGCTTGTTATGGTGACCCAATTGGTAGAAGCGCAGGTCAATCTATAACACCTTTATTAGAAAGAGATGAGGTATTGGAACTTACTAGATTATTCGTATTTGATGATTATGGTTCAAATATAGAGAGTTGGTTTCTATCTCAAACATTTGATTGGTTACGAACCAACGTTCCTAAGATAAAAGGATTGATATCATATTCAGACCCTAAAGAAGGTCATTGTGGTACAATATACCAAGCAACCAATTGGTTGTATCAGGGTAACAAACTACGATTTAACGATAGTTGGGATTTCCGTTGGGAAGAAAATGGTAATTGGCATCACCAAAGAACTTCATATGTGAAGTTTGGAACAAATAATCCCAAAGAAATCCAAAAGATATCAGCATCCACATTTTGGATAAGAAAGAATCCAAGAAAGCATAGATATGTGTACATCTTATCAAAAGGTGGAATACGTAGGAAGTTAATGAAAACTATAAAGCACCCAATATTACCTTATCCAAAGGAAAACGAGCAATTTGTAGAAGAAATTATAAAAATGTCACCAATAAATTTGGTAGAATCAAATTAATTTCGTATATTTGTTTTATAAATAAAATATATGGCAATCAAACCTAAGTTTTTTCCGTTAACTGGTGATTTAAGAAACCTTTTACTTCTTATAAAAAGTATTGGTGGCGATTATCCACATCAATCATTAGTTGATATGACACTAAGTTCAAATCAGTATCATAAAAATGATAGACAGTGGTTGAATAAAGTAAGGGAATGGCATATCGTAGTTAATATAACACTCAACTCAAATTTATTATGACTGAATCACAAGAAATAGAAGAAATCCTTTTTGAAGCACATGCACACAATATTCGTAGAGAAGTTATGGATTTAGCAAGTACTGAGTTAAAGGAAAACCCAAAAATGAGAAAAGTAGATGCTTATCAAAAAGCATACCTAACTCTAACAAAATAAATGAAAGAAGAAGGAAAACATTATGTTGATGCTAGTAAAGTAAGTGTAGCTCCAATTGCTAAATCTATCGCTAAAGATATGATTATCAAAAAGCACTATACTCACGCTTGGACTGCTTGTAGGTATTCATTAGGTATATACCACACAATGGAAGAGAAGGATATATTCGGAAATGACCAACAATTGGTTGGTGTGGCAGTTTATGGGTTCCCTGTTGGAGCAAAAGCACCTACATCGGTATGTGATGGTTTAACAAAAGATAACATCTTAGAACTCACTAGATTGTATGTAGATGATGGGTTTGGTTCAAACATAGAGAGTTGTGCATTAGGTAAAACTTTCCAATGGATAAAGGATAATGATAAAAACATTAAAGTGTTACTTTCATATGCTAATAATGGACAAGGACACGTTGGTGGAATCTACAAAGCTACCAATTGGATTTATCAGGGTTTGAACACGGATATCGCCTTGATGCCAAATTGGGGAATATCATTAAGTGATGACCCACATGATTGGATTCATAGTAGGACAGTTTATAATAATTGGGGAAGTGGTAACTTAGAACATCTTAGAAAAGAAATTGGTAAAGATGGTTATAGTGAATTTTGGAGAAGGGAAGAACCACCTAAACATAGATACATTCAGATACTTGCTACCAACAAAAAGGAAAAGAAAGATTTGATGAAACGTTTAAAACATCCAATCAGAGATTATCCGAAAGATTTAAACGCATACAATACTGATGTTATACATCACACAACATATTCACCTGAAGAATCAAACGAAATAAACTTTTGGTAAAATAAGTGAAATAAAGCTTGTGTAATCCAAATAGAAATCGTATATTAGAGGGTAGTTGATTAGGAGATTTCATATCAACTCACTAACCCTTTAAAATAGATAAAAGTATGATTGGTTCATTTAATGTAGTAAGTGTTAAAGAAGTACAAGGATTTGTAAATGGATTGGATAGATATCCAAATCAGTATAATTCGGGTAGAGTAGTTTCTTATAGTAATAGTGCAAAATCACTCTTAGTAAGGGGATTTCTCAACGGAATTGATACAAGTTTCTTTTCTCCAAGTGTAATTGTTAAAGAGGCAAAAGGATATGTAAATTATTCATCAATGAAGGAGAACGATTGGTTCTCACAAACCGAAGGTGAAACTATATCTGCAAAAGGAAATCCAATGTTCGATAACGGACCTACGCCAAATGTGGCAATTGCAACACCTTCCACAATTACTCCTAAGATAAGTAAAGGTGATGTTATAAACATCTCATATCAACCAAAGGGTGAATTCAATGGTACCACTACTATTAAATCAGTAAAAATCAAATCCACCTAAGAGTGGGTTTTTTTGAAAATAAATACGAAAAAGCTTGTGTATGTCAATTGTATTTCGTATATTAGGTGTGTAGTTGAGGTGGTTGTTCCACCACTACGTTAACCCTTTTAAATTGAAAAATATGATATTATTAAATCCTATCCTTAGTGAAGTAAAAGAAATGATGGCTGCACAAGATACACCATCATCTTATGTATATTATGAATATACTCAGGAAGAACTATGGGATGATGAAGATTTAGGAGACTTCTAATTTTCCAATAACTTTACAAAATAATTAACCCACTTAAATTAAACAATATGTTACAAATCGGATTTTCAACAAAGTACTTTACATTATGGGATGTTCAAAATGAAACGGAATATTCCGGTTCGGAAGGGCAGTACTCTTATAACGTTACACGTTTCACATACCTTCAGAACCTCTCTTTAGTAGAGGAAAAGGCTGTTGCTAAAGCAAAAGAAAAGGGATGTACTCAATTGGGTATTAACGATGAGTTACGTGGTAGAAGTGGTAGAAGTTTCGAAAAAAGAACTCGTATAGAAAAGGTATTCGAATTACACCAATTTACATATGGTAAGTATGAAGGTGATGATATCAGAGAAAATACTGATGTTAATTATCTAAAGTGGTACTTTAATGAAACTGAACTAATGTTAGTAGCAGAACGTGTTTGTGAGTTGGATTCTGATTATAGTATCTATGAGAATGGAATAGTTACTTCAGAGCAATTAGATAATATAACCAAAACAAATACTATTGAGGCTGGGTTAAAAAAGACTGGAACTATTCAACTACAAATGGAACGAAACCTTGATACTTATGGGTTTGTTCAAATAGATGGTATTCCTTACAGTTTTGAAAACTATTGTACTAGAAGTTACAATGGGTATGGGTATGGGTTACCGACCTTAAATGGTAAAGCAAAAAGAGTTAAAAACAAACTCATTGAAGTGAAAGCAGAATTTGGTGTAGTTGGTGACTGGGAGATGTGGAAAGTAACTGAGTGGGATTTCGTAAAATAAATAATAAAAAGCTTGTGTACGTTAATTCAATTTCGTATATTAGTATGGTAGTTGAGTGAGGAAGTTCTCACCAACTCACAACGGAGGTTCGAATACCTCAATTAATAATTAATAACTTAAAAGAAAAGTTTATGTTAAACACACAAAACACGCCCCCATCAATCAAAGAGGTACAACTTGGGGATGTACCTAAAATTTATGAAGGATATCTTTATCGCTACACTAATTTAGATAACAACAAAGTTTATGTTGGTGTTCATAAAGGATATGTTGGTGATGGGTATTGGCACTCATCTACAAATAAGGAATTTGGTAAAGAATTTCAAAGTTCCGATGGAAACTTTAAATTTGAGATTTTAGAATATGGTAATTACGCTGAGATGACAGTATCTGAAAGAAAGATTCTAAAAGATAACGATGCTAGAAATAATCCTATGTTTTACAACAAATCAAATGGCTCCGCTAAGTTTTCTCAGCCTGATAATGAGTTGATGTTAGAACTTTACACTAAGATATCAAACAAAGAGTTTCCAATTACGTATGAATCAATTGATGATGTGTATGAATTGGCGAGATTACAAGTTCGTTCTGAGGAGATAAAGGAACATCGTTTAGAAATCAAAGAAAAAATTGATGATGCTGGTGGTAATACTGATGGGTGTAATCCTATCGTAATTTACGAAGGTAGACAATCTGGTAAAGATATTATTGGTGATGGTAACCATACAGTGGGTGGGGCTAAGGATGCTAAACATTCTACTGTTGTTCCTGTAATTAGAATTCCAAAAGAGGTTCATGAACAATATACGAATGATGAACTTAAAGGTGTTAGTAACTTTCAAAACAAAAGACCTGAAACCATCAAAAGGGCAATGAGTGCTGATGATGCAGTTAAGTACATAGTAGGTGTTTATACAAATGGTACTCCATACGATTCAATTGGAAATAAAGAGTATTTAGGGCTTTGTGGTTTTACCAAACGAAGAATCACTACAATTCTTAAAAAAGCAAAAGTGGAAATTGATAAGAACAATTTGGCTTTGGCTAACAAACTTTGGATTGATTATACTGATAAAGTTCACATTAAAACTAAAGATGCAGTTGTTGAGGGATTCAGAGATAGTAACACAATTTCAATGGCTTTCACATCAGCTATGTTTAAGTGGGATAATATTTTTAATACTATATTTGCTCACACCGAATACAATGAAACGACTAAAACATATAAACCCACTAAAACCAATGTAATGATTACGATATATCATCCTAATCCAGACGCTGAAGAGAATTGGAAAACAATTCATCAACCTGTTGTCTGGTCCAAATTGAAATATTACCTATCACCATTGGGTTATACATTTAACGTACATGAGCTGGTTTCAACAATGGTAAATAAATTAGATTAATGAATTTTTGGGAAGCAATTGATTACAAAAACGCTAGGAAAGTGTTGGTAATTCCAAATATAACGAATAGTTCTAACATTGAAAAGGATTCCTTTATTGATGTATTGTATAATCACATAAAAGCTTTGGATAGTCGTGGTGACTACTATTGGAATGTGTTAGTTCCAAAAGGTAATGTTACTAAGAAATTAAATCTACCTAATGTTAAGCAAATTGAGATTCACATTCCCGGTGATATGATGAATCAAAGAGCATTCCCATCGGTTGATTTAATGAAGGTATTGCGAGATGTTGAGTATGATGTTATATATTCACATCTACCAGATTGGCCACAAGTTGGTAGATATGCTAAGTTTGGAACTAAGATTATTGGTTATACACATTGGTTTGAGGGTGCAAAGCATCTACCTTGTAATGGTATCGATAGACGGGCTGGTAAGGCAAAGTGGTTGTGGTTACCAATTGAACTTTTGGGAATTTCTCAAATGGAAACCTGCTATCTAAATACACAGGACCAAAAGAATAGAGTTCTTGCTGAAGCAAAGGAACTATTCAATGATGAGTTTGTTCAAAAATTAGATAATATACTTACAGTCTGGAATTTGGGTGTTGAGAAATCTAAGATTGTACATACACCATCAACTGATAAGCAAAACATCATTGTGTTTAATCATAGACCCGCTGCATATAAAGGATATCCTAAATTCATTGAGTTAATGAGAGAATATCGTAAACAAAGACAAGATTTCACAGTATGGGTTCCTCAGTTAAGTGGACAATCACCTGAAAGTTGGATTGATAACTCCAAATCACCAAAGCATGAATATTACCAAAGATTGCAAGATTGTATTGTTGGTATTCAAATGAGGCAATCGAATTATGGTTGGTCTGTAAGTGGTACTGATTGTATGATGAACGGAACTCCAATGGTTTGGCAAGAATCTGATTGTTATAGAGAAATAGACCCAAATGGTTTATTTTGGAATAAGAAAGTAGATTTCTTCAATATCTTAGATAAGATATTAGATGATACTACGTATCGTAATGAATTGGATTTGAAAGCAATTCAAAGAGCAACTGAACTCTCACAAAATGAAGCTACGATGATTGATAAATTACATAAAAAACTAAATTCATAAAATAGACATGAAAAAATTAAATAAGATGTTAGCGGAGTTTGACTCCAAAGGAGTATTCCCATATGATAAAGAATTATCTGAGGTAGCTAAAGAAAAAAACGGATTAGATTCAGAATATGATGTGGAGATGATGTTAATTGAGAGAGCTAGGAGCGATGAATCGCATCCCTACCATAAGATGGTAATATAAATCAAAAAATTAATTAGGAATAATCAAATATATTTTGTATATTTGAATAAATCAAAAAACACTTAATGTACCAAAATATATATTATCAAAGAGAACGAAACCTTATCCACTTATGGGATGATAAATTGGGCTATCGTACATTCCCATACACTCGTTATGCTTATGAAAAAGCAGAAAATGGGGAATGTATTTCATTGTATGGTGAACGATGTACAAAAATTTACAAATATAGTAAAGATGATTTAAATTTATTAGAATCCGATGTACCTGAAACTACGAGAGTTTTAGTTGATACATATACTGATTCTGATTTACCATCAGAGGGACACGTTATCCTTACATATGATATTGAGTGTGAAATGGAAAGTGGCTTACCCGATCCTGAAGAAGCTACCAATGAATTAACATCAATCGCTTTACATGATTCGGCAACTAAGCAAGCTTGGGTATTGGTTATGGATAAAGCTGGTGAGATGTTGGAAAAAACAACTGATAAAGCAATAGTACTTCCATTCAGAACCGAAGAAGATATGTTGATGAAGTATTTAGAGTTGTATGAGATGATTAATCCAACTATTGTAACTGGATGGAACATTGATTACTTTGATACACCTATGTTATACAATCGTATCAAACGATTATTAGGTAAACAACACGCTAATAGATTATCACCTATTGGGGAATGTTTCTGGTCACCTTATCGCAAAAGATTCTTTATGGCTGGTGTATCTTACTTAGATTATATGGCTCTTTACAAAAACTTTACATATTCTGAATTAGATTCATATCGATTGGATAGTATCGCTCAGAAAGAATTAGGTAGAGGTAAGATTGAATATGAAGGAAACTTAGATTTACTTTTTAAAGATGATATTGAGAAATTCATTGAGTATAACTTAGTGGATGTTGAATTGGTAGTTGATTTTGAAGCAAAGTTACAATTTATTGATACTGCTAGAGGTATCTGTCATGCTGGACACGTTCCATATGAAGATTTTGTATATTCATCAAAATACCTTGAGGGAGCACTACTTTGTTATCTAAAAAGAAAGAGTATCGTAGCACCTAACAAACCTGCTGATAGAAGAGAACGAATGGAAGCTCTTAAAGAAAATAAGCAAGAGAAGTTCATTGGGGCATACGTAAAAGCACCAATTGTTGGAAAGTATGATTGGATATATGATTTAGATTTAACATCTCTATATCCATCTATTATTATGACTATCAATATTTCACC